GTTCCAAGGAGTGACTGTATTTCAAAAAGAAACACACGGCTTCCTTCAAATATAGGTACAATAATACTTCCAATATTTTTTTCTTCCCTGTCACTTATAAAAAACTCTGAAGGATTTTTTACTTCACTTATCCCATTTTCCTTCATATCAAATATTGAGATTTCATTTGTTGAGCCATATCTGTTTTTTATAGAACGGACTATTCTATAATAACTGTTTTCTTCTCCTTCTATTTGTAAAACTGCGTCAACCATATGCTCAAGCAATTTTGGTCCTGCGAGTTTTCCGTCCTTGGTTACATGTCCCACAATATAAAAAGCTATTTCATGCTTCTTGGCGATTTCTATTATTTTTAGTGTTGTTTCCCTTATTTGTGTTACACTTCCCGGAATTGAATTTACATTTTCAGAGTATAAAGTCTGAATAGAATCTATGACTACTACTTTTGGTTTATCTTCTAATACAACTTTTTCAATCTTTTCTATATTTGTGTCATTAAGAATATATAAGTTCCCACTATTTACGTTTATTCTTTCTGCCCTCTGTTTTATCTGTCTAGGAGATTCTTCTCCTGAAACATAGAAAACATTTCCTATTTTAGAGTATTCTTCAGACAGCTGTAGTAAAAATGTTGATTTTCCTATTCCAGGGCTACCAGTAATCAGAACTACTTCCCCTTTGATAAGTCCTCCTCCAAGAACTCTGTCAAATTCTTCATACTGAGTTACCATTCTAAATTCTTTTGCTATTTCTATCTCGCTTATTTTACTGATTGAAACCTCTTCCGACTGAATATTTTTCAGTGTTCTCTTTATATCCACCTCTTCTTCAAAAGTCCCCCACGAGTCGCAATTTGGACATTTTCCAAGCCATTTTTGCGAATTATAGCCACACTCAGAACATATGTATTTAGTTTTACAAATAATATTTTTATTGTTTATGACTTATCTCTTAATAAAATAAAAAGGAGTAAAAAATGAAAGAATTAAAATTCAGAGTTTGGGATAAAGAAAGAGAAACATTTTTAAATAATGTATTTATTAATTCAGATGGAAAATTGTATCAATTTTCAAAAGATACAATTTTTGGAACAGCAATAACTTACTTAGATTCTGAAAATAAAAAGATATTGCAATATACAGGGTTACACGATAAGAATGGAAAAGAAATCTTTGAAGGAGATATTATAAAAATCAAAGATGAAACATACAGAATAACTTGGAACGGATGTTTTTCAAGTTTTGACATGACTAATATAGATAAAGCAAAGCAATATAAAGACTTGTATATATTAAACAAAAACTTTGAAAAATCAGAAATAGTTGGAAATATTTATCAAAATAGAGAGTTATTAGAAAACAAATAAATCAAGAAAGGAAAAATATAATGAATGTAAATATTGCAAAAAGATTAATGATGTTAGGAAGTCCAATAATTTACAAGAATATAGAGTATGAAAAAATTTACTCTTTAAACTTTATAAAAACGGATAAAGGGGTTGTATCATGTGCAGAATTGTTAGACAAAAACAAAAATTCAATAGTAACAGTATTTCTTAAAGATATAGAAACAGAAATTAATTTAAGAAATGAAGACGTAAATACTGAAGAAGAACATTTTCAAGAATTGATGAAAGAACTTCGCAGGAGTGCTATACCTGCAGTTAACTGTCTAGGATTTGGAGATTATAAACAAGCACTAGGGTTTATAAGAACGGTATTAAGAGTATTACCGGATTTAGAAGAAATTGCAGAGCAAAGAGCATTAGAAAAATTAGAAAAAGAAGATAATAAAGAATTAGAAGAAGAATAAAAAAAGCACTTGAAAAAGTGCTTTTAAGTGGTATATCTTATCAAAACTTTCAGAAATAATGATAAGATAAAACATTTCTAATCAATGTTATTATACCACAATTTGTTGAAAAATGCAAGAAAAAGAGGAGAAAATAATACCTCTTTTGCGAGCTTGTAAGGGGTATTAACTTTTCGACCATAAATTAAGAAAAGAAAAATATAAAAAATAATGGTGGTATTATGAATAACATTTTAGGATTCAATTTTGTAAGAGAGAAAAAAATATTCTGTGGAGAAAAATATCTTGAAGTAGATATTTATCCTATGACTGTATCAAGAAAAAGAAAAGGGAAGAGATCTAAGAAAGAAAAAGAGAGTCTGCAGAAGCAAAAAAACTTAAATGACAAAAATGCAAAACGAAGATTTGTTCAAATTTCAGAAAGCAATTTTGGAGAGGGAGATTTGATTTTGCACTTAACATATAATGACGATATGCTGCCTAAGTCTTTAGAAGAACTTGAAAGAAACATTCAAAACTTCATAAGAAGATTAAAGAGATTAAGAAAAAAGTTAGGATTAGAAGATTTAAAGTATTTGCTTGTTACTTCATATACAACAGAAGAGCAAGAAGAATATGTTGAAGAGGTTAGACCTCATCATCATTTAATTGTAAATGGAAATATTTCAAGAGATTTAGTAGAAGACTTATGGAGAGCTAAAAGAGAGAAAGGAGAAAAGAAAGGAAAAAGGTTCGGATATGCAAATGCTCAAAGAGTTCAGTATGATTATGTAGAGGGAATAACAAGAGTTAGTCAATACATAGTTAGAAATCTAACTCAAAAAAGAAAGTGGACTTGTAGTCAAAATTTAACAAGACCTGAAAGTAGAACGAATGATTACAAATACACTAAAAGAAAAGTTGAAAAAATTGTAAGGGGGGGATTAGATAAAAAGTTTTGGGAAAAGCAATATCCTGATTGGGAAATCAGAGACGTAATAAACGGATATGAAGCTGTTTACAACGAAATAACAGGGTGGAGTATATATCTGAAATTAAGGAGGAAAGAATGAAAAAAAGATTATTAAAAACATTTGTAATTTTGGCAACAATATTTACACTAAATGGATGTAAAGAGATAGAAAGAACAACAAAAGATTTTAAATCAGCAAATACCGGATTGAAGAGAAAAATAACTGTTTATAGTTTAGATGGGAAAGAGTTAAGGAGTTATAAAGGAACAATTGATATAGAAAGCAAAGAAAATAACACGGTAAAATTTGATTTAGACGGAAAAAGATATATATTTTATAATTGCAGTGTAATAGTTGAGGAAGTAGAGTAGATTAAAAAGGAGTTTAGTTATGAAGAAATATATTTATAAACTAACATACAAGAATTTTGAAATAATGGCTGGTGAATTAGCTGGCGAAAAGAATTTTGAAAAGTATTTTTCTAGCTTTAATAAACTTAAAAAATTTTTGAAAGAAAAAGACATTTCAATTACAAAAGGAATAATAAGCATATCAGGAAGGGTTGGAATTTATATAATTGAAGAAATAGAGATAGATTAATGAATATGGATGAATTGAGATATAAAAATTTGATTGATGATATGGCACTAATCAATATTGATAAATTAACGTTTGATGAGTTTAAGCAATTAATAAACAGTATAACAAAATTATTAAATAAAATAAATAATTCATCAATTGTGAGAGTTTTGGAAAATGACGAAACTTTCAAAAATGAAAAATTTGATATTCAATTATTAATAAAATATATTAAAAAACAGGAGATGAAAAATGATAGATGAAAAAAAGAAATTTCAAAGTTTAAAGAATAATGCTCAAGGGAGATTCTTTGAAGAACAGATTGAGAGAGCTTGTAATTACTATCGTGAAAAAAACATTGCAAATATACATAAAGTTCCGGAACCTTTTAGAGTTCTAAAAAAATTACCTGGTGGGAAATTTCAAGGTCAATTTTTAAGAAAAGCAGAACCTGATTTCAAAGGTTGCTTTATGAATGGGCGATGTATAGTTTTTGAATGTAAATATACAAGTCAATCAAAAATACAAAGAAGCATATTATCAGAAAATCAAAATGCAGAACTAGAAAGAAACAACAACTTAAACTGTATAACTGCTGTTTGCATTTGCTTTGCAGAGGGACTTACAGAGAGATATTTCTTTGTTCCGTTTGATGTTTGGTTGAATATGGAAAAGTACTTTGGAAAGAAAAGTGTAACTGCAGAGGATTTAAAAAAATTTGAGATATATTATAAACATAGTATAGGAATTGACTTTTTAAGAAATATAAAAATAAAAATTGAAAAAGGAGAATAAAAATGAAACCAATATATATAATCGTGATATTATTTTTTGCAAGTTATGTAATGTTAGGAATTGCTTTATGGTTAATTAAATGCAAAGATTTAGATTTAAGAAAAGAAACTTATGCAAAAAGAATTTTGGAACATCAATATACTAATTTACAAAATGATTTTAAAATAAGAGATGCAGAAAGAAAAGAAATTATTGAAAATCTACAAAAAGAGAATAGGAGTTTGAGAGAAGAATTATATAAAGCAAAACACTCAAAATATTCACACAGAGTTATTTTTAAAAACGGAATTAATGATGAATATATTGATGAAGAACATTTTGATTATATTGATGCAATAATAGAAGTGAATAAAGATAATAAAAGCTATATAAATATAAATAACAATCTCTTCAAAATTACGGACATTGATTGTGTGATTAAATTAAACAAGGAGTAAGATATGAATAAAGATATATTTGTTGCTGCATTTGAAAAGAAGTTATATCACTATTCACACAAAGAAGAAACATTACAAAACATTAGTGAAAGATTAGAGTATATAGAATCTGAATTAACAAATATCGGAAGCTCAAATCCAACATCATATAGTAGTGGAAGTTCAGATTATAATGTTGTGGAAAACAAGAGATTGAATTTATTAAGTGAGCAAATAGCTCTTTCGCAACAATTAAAAAAAGTTGAATATGAATATTTAGAAATTAAAAAAGGTTTGAGTTATTTGAACAAAGAAGAATTAGAATTAATAGATTTAAAGTATTTTAAAAAATGGGATGTAGAAAAAATAGAAAAATCTAAATTTATTTCAAGAAGTGTGATTTATGATAAACTAAATAAAGCTCTTTTAAAAATGACTGAAAGATTAGTTGGAAATAGGAGATAAAGTTCGGACAAAGTCCGTACACTATTAGGGAAAATACATGTTATAATTATATTATAAAATATTGTAAAATATACATTAGAGATGTGTTCATGAGAACCTCCTTTCATATATTTATAGCAAAAAGAGAGTAATGTTTAGTTATTCTCTTTTTGTTTTATAAAAGTCAATAATATTTTATACCTACCCCCATAAGAGTTATAGAAAGGTGGAAGTTAAAGTATGAAAATTATCCGACCTGATAAAACACCAGGACACCGTGCAGCTTATGAAAAGAATAGGAAGAAGATACTAGCAACACAGAATGTGTGTGGGATTTGTGGCAAGGAAATTGATATGACTTTAAAGACTCCAAACCCATTAGCACCTTGTGTGGATCATATAATTCCAGTTGCTAAAGGTGGTCATCCGAGCGACATAAAAAACTTACAGCTAGCACACTGGCAATGTAATAGACAAAAAAGTGATAAACTATTTTTGAATATAGAGAAGAAAAAAACAATAGAAATTGGAAACAGAAATTTACCACAGTCAAATGACTGGATAAACTATAAAGAAAAGTGAAGACAACAGGGGCATACCACCCCCTCACTCGGTCGCTCGTTATTCATACTGTCGACTGTACAAATTTTCTCACGCCAAAAAGGAGTAAAATAGATGGAAAATTATAAGGGAATCGAATATTTAAGAAACAAGTTAAATATAGTTAAATCAAGAGTTGAAACAAGATATTCATACTATGATATGAAGAAAAAAGAGCATAGTTTAAGTATCACAATTCCACAAGAAATAAGGCAAAAATATAGTGCAACTTTGGGGTGGTGTGCAAAGTCAGTTGATACTTTAGCAGACAGATTATACTTTAAAAAGTTTGAAAATGATATTTTTGAAGTTAATGAAATATTCAAATTAAATAACCCAGATGTATTTTTTGACAATGCAATTTTATCCGCTTTAATTTCATCATGTTGTTTTGTATATATTTCACAAGGAGAGGAGGATATTCCAAGACTTCAAGTGATAGAGGGTGATTGTGCTACTGGAATCATAGATCCAATTACAAATTTATTGACAGAAGGTTATGCAATTCTAAATAAAAATGATGAAGGAAGACCAATTTTAGAAGCATACTTTATATCTGGAAGGACAGATTATTATATAAATGGAGAATACTCATATAGTTACAAAAATCAGTCTCCATATGCATTACTTGTTCCGATAATCCATAGACCGGATGCGAAAAGACCATTTGGTCGAAGTAGAATATCTCGTTCATGTATGTATTATCAAAAACTAGCATGTAGAACACTAGAAAGAGCAGATGTTACTGCAGAATTTTATTCATTTCCACAAAAGTATATAGTAGGACTTAGTGAAGATGTGGATTTAGATGGATGGAAAGCAACAATATCAAGTATGCTACAAATTTCTGCAGGAGATACTGGAGAACAACCTAAACTGGGACAATTCACAACACCGTCAATGTCTCCGTTTACGGAACAGCTTCGAACTGCAGCGGCAGGATTTGCAGGTGAAACAGGTCTTACACTTGATGATTTAGGTTTTGTAAGCGATAATCCAAGTTCAAGCGAAGCTATAAAAGCAAGTCATGAAACATTGAGATTATTTGCCAAAAAAGCTCAAAGAACTTTTGGAAGTGGTTTTTTAAACGTTGGGTATTTAGCCTCTTGTGTAAGAGATAACTTTGCATATAGAAGAGATGAATTTTATAATCTTATTCCAAAGTGGCAACCCGTATTTGAACCAGATGCAGCAACATTATCAAGTATTGGTGATGGTGCAATAAAGATAAATCAAGCAATACCAAATTATTTTGACAAAAAAACTTTATCAGATTTAACAGGAATAGAAGGATCTAATGATGAATAATATTAATAACATTGATGAAGTTATTGAAAATATAATAAATTATTTTGACGAAGGTTGGAAACAGAGCAAAGAAATAAAAAAAGCTCTTGAAATCTTAACAGAAAACAAAGCAACTTTTAAAAATGCAAATGATTTAGCTAAAGAAGTCGGAAATATTTTGTCTAAAGTTTTTAAAGATACTATAAAATCAGATATATTATCTAATAAAAAAATGTATCAAGAAATGGCAGAAAAACTTGTTAATTCAAGTTTGAGAAAAGCACATGAAGTTATATCTAATTATTCTACAGGTGTTATGGAAAATTTGAATAAAGTTTCAAAGATTAGTGGGGGAGTAATTATTCCAAAATTTAATCAAAATAAAGCGAATGGAATTATTGGTAGATTAGTAAGAGATGATTATGATAAAATAAAATGGATATTAGATGAACCAATAAAGACATTTTGCAAAGGTATTGTTGATGATACTGTAAAAGTTAATGTAAAATATCATTCAAAATTAGGATTGAAACCAGTTGTTATAAGAATTTCAAGTGGAAAATGCTGCAAATGGTGTGATAAAATAGCTGGAAAATATAATTATCCTGAAGTTCCAAAAGATGTTTATAGAAGACATAGTCATTGTGATTGTATTGTTGAATATTTTCCGGGAGATGGAAAAAAGCAAAATGTTTGGACAAAAAAATATACTAAACAAGAAAAAAGACATAATATACAAAGCAAAAAATTGACGAAAGCTGAAAAAGATGCTAAAATAGAGAAAAGAATAAGAATTTCTAAAAAAAAGAATTTGAAAATAAATGACAAACAATTTGGAAAAAAAGCTGGTTATCATATGCAAGAGTTTAATCTGAAGGAATCATTAAAGGAAGACAGGTTAAAATTTAAAGAAATTATAATAAATATTTATAAAAATCCTGATGAAGTAGTTAGAGGTATTGATTGGAGAGGTCAACCATTCCCAGTTAAAGCATATATAAAAGGCGAAGATGTTGTTCTTGTAGATAAAGATGAAGAATTTATAACAATTTTAAAGGGGGGTATAAATAATGCTAGGATTAAGGACAAAAGAATCAGATAAATTTTTAAAGTTTTTTTCTAAAGTACAAGAAAAAGCTAATTTGGAAGATAAAGTTTTTTTCTTGGATTTTGGAGAATGTAAAGATATTGAATTTGAAGATATGGAAGTTGATACCCTTTTTGGTTGGTTGATTCCAAAACAAGCTTCTAAAGACTTTGAAAATATTTTTATTAATGGGAAAATTGAAGATAAATGGAATGATTTTTACAAGACCATTGATTTTGACATAAAAAATAATTCTTTGAGTATAAACTTTAATTAAATGAATTAAATGAATTAAATAACAAAAAAGGCAATGTACAGAAAAGTATGTTGCTTTTTTGTTGTATAAAACGAAATTAAGGAGAGGTTAAGTGGCTACAAAACGAAAAGGAAATCAGAACCCTACACAGTCACTAATTCTTTCTACAAAAAGAAGTGATTATAAAGATGCAATTGAGATTTATGAAACATCAAAAAGGAAAGCTCAAAAATGGCAAAAAAATTTAATAAAAGCCATTTTATCAAAGACAAGTAAAGGTCTTTGGAAACATACTAAATTTGGATATTCTTTACCAAGACGTAATGGAAAAAATGAAGTAATTGTTATTAGAGAATTATTTGCACTTAAAAATAATGAAAAAGTATTGCATACTGCTCATAGAACAACAACTTCACATTCTGCTTGGGAAAGATTAACATCAATATTAGATAAAAGTGGAATAGCATATAATTCACTTCGTGCTGCAGGGCGAGAAATGGTAGAAGTATCAGGTGGGGGTAGAGTTGATTTCAGAACACGAAGCTCTAAAGGCGGACTAGGAGAAGGATTTGATTTACTTATTATTGATGAAGCACAAGAATATACAGATGACCAGGAAAGTGCATTAAAATATGTAGTTACTGATAGTAAAAATCCACAAACAATATTTTGCGGGACTCCACCAACACCAGTTAGTTCAGGAACAGTTTTTACAAATTTAAGAAATAAGGCTTTGAATCAAGAAACAAAAAATACAGGGTGGGCAGAATGGTCAGTTTCAGAACAAACTGATCCACGAAATATTGAATCATGGTATTTAACAAATCCTAGTTTAGGAACAATATTTACTGAAAGGTCTGTCGAAGATGAAATAGGTTCTGACGAAATAGACTTTAATATTCAAAGACTAGGTCTTTGGATAAAATATAATCAAAAATCAGCAATTAGTGAAACGGATTGGGGACTTTTAAAAGTAAACAAAGTTCCAAATTTAAGAGGAAAGCTATTTGCAGGGATAAAATATGGGGCTGACGGAACTAATGTTGCAATGAGTATCGCAGTTAAGACTGAAGATGAAAGAATTTTTGTAGAAAGTATAGATTGTCAAACTGTTAGAAATGGAAATCTTTGGATAATAAATTTTTTAAAAAATGCAGATGTTGCAGAGGTTGTTATTGACGGACAATCAGG